CCGGCTCTCGATCTATGCCGCGCAGGAAATCAGCGGCGTGTACGAGCGGTTCGACCGGACGGACGCGGCGCTGCTCGCCCTGGCCAGCAGCGTGAAGGGGTTGCACACGAAGCTGGGCAACGAGAAGACGGCACTCGATTTGAAGGAAGCGGGGGCGACCAGTGAGCACGGAGCGTGAATTGATCCAGACGAAGCGGCGGCGCGGCAACATGCTGAAGCTGATCCGCCAGGGCCACGAGGCCCAGTTTGAGCGCATGGACGATTTTGAGATGCACGCCATGATGCAGGATCTGGGCGCGAACATGAGCGTGCGCCAGACGCTGACCATGCTGCAGGATCTCCAGTCGTTCGGCTATGTGACGTTTGTGCAGAGCTTCAGCGAGGCCAAGGAGCGCACTGTGGCTGAGCAGATCATGCTCACGGCCCAGGGCGTGGCCCTGGTTACGCGCCGCAAAGACACCGACGAAGTGCTCTTCGACTGAGGGGGCGGCCATGGCAAACGGAAAGCGGCCGCGCACCGGCGAAAAGCGCAAAACGAATCTGCCGCTCAAGATCGACCGCCTGCCGAAAGCCGCGCAGGACGCGATCCAGACGCTGTATCAGCATGGCCGGACGTGGGTTGAGATCGAGGAGCAATCGGCTCGGCCTTACAGCGCTGACTGGGAAAAGGACGGCGGCGGCTTCATCGACTGGGTGGAAGTGGATACCGACGCGCTGAATCTCTTCCCCGCGCTGCGCCTGCCCAAATCGACGTTGCAACGCTGGTTCGACTTGCGCGTGGCCCAGGTGCGCAGCCAGGTGATGGCTGAGTCCGCGAAGACGCGGGTGTGGGTTGAGGCGCTTGCCGGCAAAGATGTGGCTGGAACGAACGCCGCGGTGATGAACGCCGCGCGCGACCAGGCATTCGCGCTGATGCGTCAGGTTGGGCCCGAAGATCAGGTGAAGTTTCTCGACGGCATGAGCCAGCTATCGCTCACCCTAAGCCGCTTGCAGCGCGTAGACCTGCAGGCCAAGCGCGTGGATGTGGACATGCGGCGGCTGAAGCTGCTGGAAGATCGCGAGAAAAGCGCACGCGAGAATCTCGACCAGGCCACCCGGAAAGCCGGATCAGGTCAATTCACGTTGGACGATATCAACCTGCTGCGCGAGCGCACATTTGGTTTGCCGCCATTAGCGGTACCTGCTCATGATTGAGGTTCTCGATCGCGAAGTCGCAATGCCGGCCGTATTGCAGATGCGGCCCTACCAGCAGCGCTGGATAGACGACGACACGCGCTTCAAGTGCGCGGTGAAGTCGGCCCGCATCGGCTACAGCTTCGCCACAGCCTACCGGCGCGTGGAGATCTCAATGCGGCATCTGGGGCGAACCACTACCGTTCTTTCCGCGTCGAAGGCGCAGTCTGTCGAGTTTGTGGAGACCTGCGCCAAGCTTTGCCAGCTTATGGGCGGCACGGCGCAGTCGATCGCCAATGAAGACTTTGTGGACGCGCTGGGCCGGATCGAGGCGATCCAGAGCAAGATCACGTTTCCCAATGGCAGCCGCATCATCGCGCTGCCCGCCAATCCGCGCACGGCTCGCGGCTATCCCGGCGACGCGGTGCTGGATGAATTTGCGCATCATGAAGACAGCTACGCCATTTTCGCGGCCGTCTTCCGTCAGGTGGCGCTGGGCAACTCGCTTGAAGTGCTGAGTACTTCCAACGGCGAGCAGGGAAAATTCTACGACATTGCCCGCGATCTGGGCCTTGATATGGGCGTTGCGCCGGCCGAGCTGCCGGTGAAGAGGAACGGATGGAGCGGGCACTGGGTGGATGTACATCGCGCCGTGGCCGAGGGCTGCCCCATCGACATTGAAGGGATGCGGCGCGGGCTGAACGATGTGGACACCTGGAATCAGGAATTCTGCTGCGTGTTCCTCAAGGCAAGCGGTTCGTGGCTGACTCTGGACTTGATTGCGGCGTGCGAAGACGCCGGCGCGACAATCGATCTGCCTCCAGACTTCAGGCCGCGCGGGCCGCTGTTTGGCGGCATCGACGTTGGCCGCGATCATGACGCAACCTGCCTGTGGCTAGACGAGCGGATCGGCGACGTGGCCTGGACGCGCGCAATCGTAAAGCTGCACGCTATCAGCTTCCCGGAGCAATGCAAGAAGCTGAATCCAATTGTCCGCATGACATCGCGCAGCGCCATCGACAAAACCGGCATGGGTGTGGGCCTCTTCGACCTGCTGAACCTTGAGAACCAGGGCAGGCTGCTGGGCGTTAGCTTCGCCGGCACCAATGACAACGGCGTGAAAATGAAGACCGACCTGGCCATCCGCATCCGCAAGCGCCTGGAGCAGCAGCGCAGCCGTATCCCATACGATCCGCAGATCCGCGCGGAGCTGATGGCTATCAAGCGCCAGGCCACGTCCACGGGCGTCACGTTCGACGCGCCGCGCATTGAGGTGGACACGGCCGTGGCCGGCGGCGTGAAGAAGAAGCTGTATGCACACGCGGACGCATTTTGGGCCAAAGCGCTGGCGGACCTGGCCGGCGACGAAGTCTACGCATTGGATTACGGCGTGCCCGACACGGCGACCGCGTCCGCGCTGCTGAAAGGATACTTGTGATGGCCGACCCCAGATTGCTTGCCGTTCCGCCGATGCCCCCCAAGGGCGAGATGATCTCGTCCGACAGCCTCTACATGCAGCAGCTCTCGCTTTATCGCAATACGCTGGCATTCGGCGGCACGCGCAACCCCACCGACATTTGGTCAAGCATGACCTACAACCTGCCGCAGACCATGGCCTACTATCGCGAGATCGAGGACAAAGACGAGGACGTGTCCAACGCTTTGGACACGCTGCGCCTGAGCGTGCTGGAACGCGACAGGAGCGTGTTGCCGGCCAAGGGCGACGAATCCGCGTTGGCGGACGAGGTGAAGACATTCGTCGAGGGTGAGTTGGACAAGCTCGACTTCCATGCGGTGCTCGACTGTATTCTGGACGCGCCCGGCTACGGCTTCAGCGTTCAGGAGATGATCTTCGATACTTCCATGGGCCAGGCTTCGCTGGTAGACATCAGCGATTGCCCGCAGGAATTGTTTCTCTTCGGCAACCGCTTCTATCCGCAGGTTGGCCAGTTGCGGCTGCTCGATTCTCCCTGGGCGAGTGACGGCGCGCTGATGCCCGAACAGAAGTTCCTTATCTACAGCTATCGCAAGCGGAGCCGCAACCGCATGGGGCGGTCCCTGATCAAGAGCGTCTTCTGGCCGAGCTGGTTCAAGCGGAACATCCAGGCGATCTGGATGCGGTTCGCCGAGAAGGGGCCCGGCACGGCCGTGGTGGAATACAACGACGCCGACAACGAGAGCGAGAAGAAAAAGGCCGTCGAAATTGCGCAGGCGCTGGTTGAGCGCGTGGCTATCGCGGTGCCAAAGGGGATGGTGGTCCACGAGGAGCTGCTGAAGATCGCGAGAGCGCAGGATCCGAAGGTCTACGAGAATTTTTTCCAAACGATGCAGTACTCGATCATCCGCAAAGTGTTGGGCGAAACGCTCACCAGCTTCGGCAACGAGGGTGGCACGGGATCCAAAGCCCAGGGCGATACGCACGCGGACACTCTCGACCAGCGCAGCGTGGAGCTGTGCCGCAGTTTGCAGAGTGTTATCAACGACCAGCTCGTGCGACCGCTGGTGATGTGGAACTTTGGGCCGAATGCGCCCATGCCACGCTGGCAGTTCGATTTGGAAGAGGCTGAGGATCTGGAGCTGGCGCTCACCATCGATAGCGGCTTGCAGCGCATGGGCAAGCAATTCACCGCTGGATATGTCTCCGACCGCTACGACCGGCCGCTGGCTGGGAAAGAGACCGAAGATCAGGTGCTGGTGCCGAATGTGACCGCGCCGGCCGTGGCGCTGCGCGATACCACCACATCGACGTTTGCCGAGCGCGAGGCTGAGGCGGCCATGCGTTCTGAGATGGAGCAGTACGACAAGTTATTCGGCGCGATGCAGAAAGATGCGCGGGGCATATTCAGACAACGGGTGCGGCAGATTGCGGCTACGGCTGTGCCGCCGCGAGAGCAGTGAAGAAGTGAACGGGAGCGCGTTTGCCGTCTGAACCCACACACGAAGATGCCCAGGTGCAGCTCGGGGATCTGCTGGCGCGCAACCTGGCCGGCGCAAACCTGCTAGGGCGGCTCCATGTGGCGAAATATGCCGTAGGCCGCGTGAAGCGGCCCATGCGGCTCTCAACGCAGATGGGCCACGGGCATAGCACCTTCGCCGAAGACGATGCCGCGCCGGCCATCGCGGGCGATACGCTTGGCGTGGGCTTCAGCTTCAACTTGCCGCCAACTGGCGCGATCGACTATCTGCGCACACTGACGCCGGTGACGCGCGATCTATTCGACGGGCTCACCAATCAATACCGGCGCGATGCATTCACCGTGGCCGGCATCGGCGATGAAAGGTTGATCGCGAAGATACGCGACGCGCTGGGCGAGATCCTGGCGAAGGGCGGCACGCGCGACGATTTCCATAATGCGGTTGACGAGCTAACCACGGAAGCCGGCGTGGATAAGCTGGCGGCGTTCGAGCTGGATACGGTGTTTCAGACCAATGCGGGCAAAGCTTACAGCGCCGGCAGGCTTGAGCAGATGCGCGAGCCTGGCATGCTGGACGCGCTGCCCTATTGGCAGTACTGGACAGCGGGCGATTTGCGCGTGAGGCCTGCCCATGCGGCTTTGGACGGGTTTTGCGCGCGGGCCATCGATCCGGTGTGGATGCGGATCTACCCGCCCAACGGCTTCAACTGCCGATGCTCCGTGATCCCGGTGCTGCCGGAAGACGCGCCCAAAGGCAGCGATGAAGGCGGCCTGGAACGGCTGCCAGTGCTCGCCGAATTCGCGCGTCCGCCAGGCTGGAACGGCTTGAGATTTTGAGAACTGTTTCATTTATCGCAAGTGTTTCATGTAACTCACGGGCCGGGGATGCGGCCCGATAGGGTGGCAGCAGTGACAACCCCGACCCAGACCGCTAGCAGCCAGACGCACGCCGAAGCGCCGCGCCCGTGGATCGAGATATTCCGCGCTGGCGATTACACGGCGGCCGGCAAGGGCAATATCACGCCGGCGGATCTGCATCGCGTGGCGCGCGGCTACGACCCGACTTACCATGAAGCGCCGGAAACCATTGGCCACCCGGCGGACGACAAGCCCGCGTATGGCTGGATCGATGGCCTGATGGTGGATGGCGATAAGCTGCTGGCGCGCGAAAAACAGGTGGATCCCAAGTTTCACGAAGCTCGCCAGGCGGGCAAGTTCAAGAAGCGCTCGGCCGCGTTCTATTGCGATGCCGTGGGCAACATCACGGGACTGCGCCACGTTGCATGGCTTGGCGCGCAGCCGCCTGAGGTGAAGGGTTTGCAGGACGTCGCTTTCGACGATCACGGAATGAAGTTCATCGCGGTGGACTTCGAGGAGGATGGAACAGTGGCAAACGAAAAAACCGTTGCCGAGCAGGTGAAGGAAGCCGTCTCGGCATTCTTCGCCGAGATGTTCGGCAAGTCCACAGCGACCAAGACGTTCAGCGAAGACGACGTGAAGCGCGTCGCCGCCGAAGCAGCCACCGCGGCAACTATCCCGCTGAAGGCTCAGGTGACCGCGCTCGAAACGCAGCTCGCCACACAGACCACGAAATTTGCCGAACGCGAGCTGGCTCTCGCCGGCGGCGAAGTAAAGCAGCGCGCGATCGAAGCCGAGGCAAGGCTCAGGACGGCTGGAAAGTGGATCCCGGCGTTCGAGAAGCAGGGCCTGCGCCTGGTGTTCGACGAGCTGGCCAAGGTGGCCACCACGGTTGAGTTCGGCGAGGGCGAAGCGAAGAAGAAGGTAACGCCGCTGGAAACGCTTGTTCTCTTCCTGGAAGGGTTGCCGAAGATTGTTCCAGGCGGACGCATGGTTGAGGGCGCTGCGGGGCGCGGCAATACAGGCACGGGCGATCCGCTGACCGACGCGGCCAAGGCACGGCAGAAAGACAAAGGCATTTCGTTCGCGGAGGCGCTTACGCAGATTGCGTCAGAGCAGCCCGAGCTGACTGTGGCCAGGGCGACCGGCGGCCAGGTCTAGCAAGAACCCGAGTGCCGCCTAACCGGGCGGCAGCGGCGGCGGGGCGCTGCGGAATCAGCCGGGAAGCTCCGATTCTCCCGGCACACTTTGAATACGAAGCCCAGGAGGGCACATGGCTAGCATCTACGTTGAAGCAAAAGGTCCGCAGGGCGTTCAGGCGTCCGAATCGCTGCTGCCCGCAGCCGTGACCGGTTACCTGCGCGGCCTGGCCGTGACCTACGGGACCGACCAATACCACGCCGCCCTCGTCGCGGCCGCCGCTGCTCCCGCTGTCGGTATCCTCGATGAAGACGCGGTCAACACTTACAACCCGTGCAAGGTTGTCGAGTTCGGCCAGTGCGTAGCGCAGATCGGCGCGACCGTCACCTCGCTGCAATTGCTCACAACCAATGCAGCCGGGCAGCTTGTGCCGGCGCAGCCGGGCCAGCCAGTGGTCGCCGTGGCGCTGGAGCCGCAGACTTATGTTTCGCCGGGCAGCTTCGCCAACGTGTTTGTGTTGGGCCTTTTCGGCTCCGCGCTCACACTGGAGGGCGACCCGGTCACTTACTACACCGCCGCGGGCGCGATTCCCGTGGCTTCCGGCACGGCTGCCATCAATGGCGCCGCTGCCCTTGCGATGACCCTGGCCGCGCCCAGCACCCCTGCGCAGGACGGGACGAAGCTCTTTATCACCGCGGCTACGGCTCATGCGCATACGGTGACCACGCCGGCCTCTGGCATCAATGGAGTACATCACATTGTGACCTACGCCGCGATCGGCGACGGCATTCTGCTTGAGGCGGTGAACGGCACCTGGAATCAGGTTTCGCTCACCGGCCCCACGCCCGCTGCCATCTCGTAAGCGGCGGCTTGACGGTTTTCGATTTGCACGAATTCACTCCGCCTGAGGCGGACAGGAGGAAGAAGCGATGGGCGGTTATGTAGGCCTTATGCCGGCGGGTGCGTTGAATGTGGCGCTTGCCAACTATGCGAAGGAATTCGCCGATGATAGCGTGCCGCTGGTGGGCGACCTCATCTTTCCGAAGGTTCCGGTGGATCGCCAGAGCTATCAGTACCTGATCTGGAACCGCGACAACCTGCGCGTCCCCGGATCCACGCTTCGCGCTCCGGGCGGCCACGCAACCGAGATTCGCCGGTCCTACTCGACCAGCACTTACTTCTGCCGGTCGCACGCGCTCAAGGGCAAGGTGCCGTTCGAGTCCGAGGCTTACGGCCTGGGCCTTGGCTTCAGCACAAAGCAGCACTTGACCGGCGATCTGATCGGCCGCATACGGAGAGCGCGGGAGTCGGAGATCGCCACCATGGCGCTCTCCACATCGAACTTCCCCAATGGCGTTACGCTCAGCGGCGGCGCGCAGTGGGACAGCTATCTGACCACGCCGGCTGATGACACCGAAGCCACTGTCACCTCGCATCCCATCGTGGCAGTGGGTACCTACAAGGCCATCCTTCGCCAGGCGGCGGTGCAGGATACCGAGATGGTGCTGATTTTGAGCGATCCGGTTTACCAGGCGCTCATCAACCATCCCGACATCGTCGAGCGGTTCAAGTACACCAACGCCGCCGGCAATATCAGCCTGGCGCAGTTGACCTCCGCTTTCGGCGTCAAGTGCGTACTGGCCAGCGCCCTCACCATGAATCAAGACAACGTGGCCTCGTGGATTTGGGGCTACAGCGCGTTTCTGGGCTACAGCAAGCCGACCTCGGATCGCGAGGATGTGAGCTGCGGCAAGACGTTTGTGTGGGCCGGCGGCAAGGGGCCTGGCGCGGGCGATGCGGGATCTGGGATGCCTGGACCTCCGGGAACCATCGACGGCTACGGAGTGCTGGAATTCCTTGATCCGGATCTCGACACCAAGACGTATGTGCAGTCGGTGGATTGGTACTACGGGCTCGAAGTCACCGCGCAGGAAACCGGCATCCCGATCCTTGCCGCCGTCTCCAGCGCGAACTTCACCATGGGTACCATCCCTGGCGACATCGAGGGCTAAACCATAGCAACACGATGAACCAACCGGGGGCGCGTTCTTAACCGGCGCGCCCCTTCTTTAGAAATCCACACCAGGGAGAGAAACGATGGCAACCGGAACCGCAACCGCAACCAAGCCAACGAAGGGCAAATATATGGTGCTCTCCAACCTGCACCACAGCGACGCCGACACACCCAAGGCGGGCAAGCTCTTCCGCCGCGGCGAAACCGTACTGCTCAGCGACGAGCACGCCGCGCCGCTGCTCAAGTCCAAGGTTGTCCTGCCCGTCAAGTAGGGCTTCGCCGTTCACCTTTTCACTTATTCACTTCTTCACTGTTTCACCGGGTGTCCATGGCCTACGCGACCCAAGCACAGTTGACGCCTCTCCGCCTGACCAATCAGGATCTGATCGATCTGACGGACGACGCCGACACTGGCGATATCAACACGGCCACCGTTGCGGCCGCGCTTGAAGAAGCATCGGGCCGCGTGGACAGCTACTGCCGCAACCGCTATGCCACGCCGTTGCAAACCAGCGACGACGTGGTAGGCCTCACGCTCGACATCGCCGTGTATCTACTCTTCAGCCGGCGCCGCGAAACCAATGTGGGCGAGACAGTGCTGGCGCGGTTTAATCAGGCCATTTCGTTCTTGAAAGATGTGGGCGCTGCCAGGGCATCGCTCGACCAGCCATCGGGCGATACGCCGCAGACATCGCTGGGCGGCCCCACCATCAGCCGGAAGGATCGGCATCTGGCCTTCAGCGACCGCAATCTGGAAGGGTTTGTTTAAGCCATGGCCGTGGATGTCATCAAGATCGACGACAGCAACCTCCGCGTGGGGTTGGGCAAGCTGCGCTTGTCGCTCGGCGGTGACGAGCCACTGATGCGCTCCATCGGCCTTTATATGATGGGTTCGGTCGCGCGCACGTTTCGCGGCAAAGGCTCTCCGGCCGGATCATGGAGGCCACTCGCGCCATCGACAATCCGCAGCGACCCGAAATTCTACGGCGCTAGGCACAAGCTGCTGATTGGGCGCACAGGCCGGCTCTTCAACTCCATCCACTCCGAAGCGGGACCTGGCCAGGTCACCATTGGCACAAACCTTGTGTACGCCGCCGTGCATCAGTTCGGCTCGCGCGATCGCGGGGCGATGGGCGAAGGCCCGCGCACTATCTGGCAGGACGCGGCCACGAGGAGCGTAAAGCAGCACAACCGCACCTGGAACCAGGCTTCGCTGGGTAAAGGCATTCTGCGCGGCCGGCAGCGGCTTATCCTTGGCCCGCGCAATCAGAAGGTAGTCAGCGTGAGCGCCCACCAGCGCCACCAGAACATTCCGGCGCGGCCTTATCTTGTGTTCCGGCCGGAAGATCGCAGCCGCATTCGCGGCCTGGTCTTGAGCTACATTCGCCGCAGCTCTGAAGCGGCCGGACTGGGGGGCAACTGATGGGCGCGCCTTCACAGTTCATGGTTACCCAGGTGGAGTCTGCGTTGATCGCGCTGCTCAACTCCACTATGCCGGCCGCCTATAATTTGGCGCTGCATCCTGTTGACCCTCCGCCCGCCGCCGGGATCGACATCGACGCGCTGGGCGGCAAAGACTTCGACGAGAACGGAATGCTGGCGCTGAAGTCGCCCGCCATGCGCGTTGAGTTCGGCGGCTGCGAATATAACCCGCTGCGCGACAATCAGCGCCTGACCTACGAAGCTGGGATGCCATTCGATGTGATCTGCTTTGTGGAGAGTTTGAAGTCGAAGGCCAGCGAACGCTACCGCACGCTCCTGTTGGTGCAGGCGGCGGTGAATCAGCTTGCCGGGGCGCGCCTGGCGCTCAGCGACGGCACCTTCAGTATGCCGCTCACACTTACGGCCGTCTCCAAGGTGCAGGATCGCGGAGGGCCGGTCGACCAGGCCTTTGCCATCACAGTGCTGGTGAACGGCATTGCGCAGTATAACGGGCCGAACGGGGGAAATGTATGACGCCGCCTTCCGATTTTGTGCAGGTGCAGCTTAGCCCAGCGGGCGCGGCCCTCGCGGGCGAGTCCGGAGTCGTCCGGATCTCGAACGGCCATTTCTCTTATGTCTTCAGCGCCACTCCAACCCGCGTGCTCACCAGCGAGTGGGCCAGGGTGCTTTCGCTCAAAGTGTGCCAGGGCCAGCCGATCCTGATGCTCGCGCCGGACGTGGCCGCCCTGAAGCCGGCGAAGCCCGCGCCTTCGCGCGCAAACTATCCCACGGCGAGCCACACGGACGCGCCGGCGCAACCCGCAACTGAAACCGCAAACGAGGTGAAGTGATGCCCAGCAATTTTCTTTCGCAATGGAAATCGGCACGGAATCTGGTACTGAGCGCGGCCTCGCAGTCCGCGTGGAATACCGCGCTCACCGGCGGCTACCTTACCCAGCGGCAGCGCTTCGACGGCGCGGCGGGCCTGGAGCTTACGCAGACGCGGCGCAGCGACCTGGCCTATGCGGGAAAAGGCACCGCATTTGCCACCAACGGCCAGGTAACGAGCTGGGACACCGCCTTCAGTGGATTCAAAGCCGAACTCTCGCCCTGGCTGGCAGGCTATCTGTTCGCATTCCTGATGGGCACCGACACTGTGACTGGAGACGCGTCGCCCTACACGCACACCTTCGACTTCGACGAGACCACGCGCACCGCGGTGCCGACGACGATCTACGTGCAGGACACCGAGGCTGTGGAGCGCACGGTGCCCGATATGTGCATCGATGAAGTGACCCTGACCATCAGCGAGATCGGCGCGATTATGGCCGAGATGAGCATGAAGGGCACAGGCCGCCAGACGCTGGGCGCGATCGGTTCACTGCCCGCGCTGGGCGCGGAGAGCTACATTTTGGGCTCGGATGCGAGCCTGATGTTTGGCCCGGTGGGCGAGACTGCCAGCTTCCTTGGACGGCACATGAGCACTACGCTGAAGTTCCAGAATCAGCTTCAGATCCACAAGGCGCCGGGCGGCGGACTGTATGGCATCTTTGTGCGCAAGGGCAATCCCAAGTTCAGCATCTCCACGACGATTGCAGCCAAGGACACGGATGACACCTACACATTGTTCGAGAACGATACCGAGTGCGATTACGAGTTGACCGTCAACTCTGGATCGGCCGCGCAGCTCACGGTCTCAATCCCACACATGCACTCCAAGGCCACCAAGATGGGACTGGATGGCGACATGATCGTGTGGCAGATCGAGGGCGACGAATCTTCCTGCTTCGACGCCAGCGGCACCACGCCGCCCATCACAGTGGGTGTTACCAACGCGGTTGCTGCGTACCTGACCGCCGAAGCTTAACGAAATTCCACCAACGCAAATGGGGATGAGTAGGAAACGAACGCTGGAGAGGACAGGCTGGACGGTAAACCGATTGCCCGTTCGAAATATAAGGCTAAAGGTCGGTCGAAGGCTAATAGTTGCAAGTCCCAAAGTCCCAACCAACACGCGGGCCGGATAGAAGATCATCCGGCCCGCATTCGAATATCCTGTAGCATCCGCGCCACGCGCGGCTCGAACGCTCTCACGGCTGCCTGAGCGTTCAATCTTCAAAGGGTCCTCAGCCCTGCACCGCGTATCGAAAATCCCAACCGACAAACGAAAAGAGGACCCATGTCTGCAATTGAGCTGAAAGCGCCGCGCATCATCACGATCGAGGATCGCGGCAAAAATTACTCGCTCACCATCGCGCGGATCCCGGCCAAGGTGTGGCTGCGCTATTTTGAAGGTATTCAATCCACCAGCGAGAATGTCAACGGCAAGCGCGTGGACAGTTTCGAGTCCAGCTCGGCGCGGCTTGAGCTGCTGTACGCCACGCTCACTACGGCCGAGGGCTACGCATTGCCCAATGGCAAGACGAATATTGCGCAGGTCGACGGCTGGAAGGACATGCTGCCGCTGGGCCACAGGCTGGCCGTGGCCAACACACTGATAGATGTGCGCCCTTCCGACCCAAGCGACGATGAAGCGATCGCGCTGGGCCAGGAGAGCGTATATCTCGACGCGGTGTGGTCCGCGGATGCAAGCGGGAAGATGCGGAAATTCACCGGCCTGCGGCATAACTTCAGGGTGCCAAGCGTCGAGCAGCAGCGCCGTATATCGCGCGACAGCACGCGCAGCCGCGTGGTGGGCGGCAGCCGCAACGGCAAGACGATTTGGCTGGGCGCGCAAGCCACGCTCGTGGGGCTTTACGACGAGCTGATCGTGAGTGTTGAAGGCTACACCGTGGACGGCGCCGCTCCGGATCGCGACCAGGTCATCGAGTTCATGGACGCATATCACAAGGTTGGCGCGGCGGACGCGCTGTTTGCGCCGGCGTCGGTGAAGGTTGACGAGGATGGCGATTGATGTCTGGAAAGACACAGAGGGCGTGCGCATGGCGCTTGAAGAAATCTTCGAGCGCGACTTTGCGCGCGCCAACATCGACCGCGCCGGAGCGCAGGCCAACGAGGCCACGCGCGCCCGGCTTGAGCGAACGCTCCCCGCTGAGCTGCTGGCTTATGGCTATTACCGGTTCGCGGAGCATCTGCTCCATCTCGACGCCATGCAGCGGGCAGGCATACGCATCGGCGCGAACCAGCTCACCGCCTTTGAGGCTGCCGGCCTGGTCGCGCTTCATCGCGCGCGGAAAACGTTTGAAGGCAATCACCCGGCGTGCAGCGCGTGCGGGCAGCGCCAGCATAACCGGTTCGGGCGCGAGTGCCCTGGATGCGGCGCAAAGTTTCGGCAAAAGAGGGCATAGAGCATGGGCGTAGAGTCGAGCGCGGTAAACATCGTCGTCACCGTCACCGATTCCAACTCTGGGCCGGTGATGGCCGGGGTGACGAAGAATGTCGAGCAGCTCGGCGCGGCCGGGGCGACGACGGGCGCGAAGGTTGCCGAAGGGATGGACCGCATCGGCAAGCATTCGCTCAGCTCGCTCGATAATGTGCGCTTGCTGCGTGACGACTTCGGGATCCACATTCCAAGGGCGATGGAGAAAGCGATCTCGCAAAGCGCTTTATTGAGCGGGGCGATTCGCGGCATCGGTACCGGATTGATCGCGATGGGCGCGATCGAGATCGGCGGTCATGTCTTCGAAGCATTGGTCCGCGGGGCTCAAGCGCTTTGGCATAACGTGCTGAATGTCAATCAGGCTGTGGAGGATTACAACGCGGAGATTGCCAAGTCGGCAAAAGAGGACTTTGGGAATACGCGCTCGATCGAGACGACGCGGCTCAGGATCGACCAGGCCACGGCGGCGCTGCATTTTTACCAAGCTGAAGTCGACCAATTGAATAAGAAGAAGCAAAACGATCTCAATTCGCCTTTGGGGTTGATAAACCCGGCCGGAAACATGTTGGCGTCGCTTCACGACAGTTGGTGGGCGCATAATGCCCAGGCCAATGCAATGGAGGCTCAGCGTGATCTCGACAGGCTTAATGACGCCAAGCGCACGCAAATGCACGAAGAGCGGCTGCAGGCTATCGAGGTCCACCACACCTACGATTGGCAGCTCGGCAAAGAGCAGGAAATTACGGCGGAGTGGCAAAAACGCCTGGAAATCAACGCGGAGAATGCGAGATTCAGCGACGAACAAGAAGGCAAGCTGGGCAACGCTGTTGCGCCGAGAGGCGGCAGAGCTGGTCTTTTTAACTACCTCCGCTCTTCGCAGTCTTCGGAGGATTATCTCGCAGGGTCTGAAGCGGCCAAGGCCCGCGCGGATGCGAGCGGCGCCGACGAAAAGACCAAAGCCGACGAGCTGCGCCGCATTCACGAACAAGCAATTGAATCAAGGCTGAGCGGCAGCGCGCTCTACCATCAGCAGGAATCGGCCGCGATCGAGGATCTGAAGCGCCGACACCTCGATACAGACCAGGCTGTGGACGATGTCCACGCCAAGTTCCACGGCGAAGAGATGAAGCGCCTGCAGGCGGAGAACGACAAAGTACGCGAGATGCGCGAGGCAACGCAGCTCGCGGGCTTGAGCGGCGTGGACCGTGCAAGGCAGGAAGGGCGCAATAAGATTGCCGATATCTACGCCAAGCCCACGGACGATCCAGGCGCGCGGCTGGCCGAGATCGATGCAGTGAACCGCGAGACCGCCCGGCAGATCGGCGAGTTGAACAACAGCTTCAAGGCGCGCGTGGATGAGATTGTGAGTACCAGTGCGAACCGCGAGCTGCAGGGGTTTGCGCGCATCGCCGCCGATGCGCAGACCAAGATTGCCGAGTTGAAGGCGGAGTTCGCGAAGAACGGCTACGATCCCAATGATCTGGCGCGCGGCGAAGCGGGCATCAACGCCGGCGCGGCCGGGCAAGCCGGGGAGTTGGCCCGCAGGAACACACAAGAGACCGAAGCGATCGAGGCGCAGGCCCGCACAAAGTGGTTCGACGCGGAGAAAAACAAGACGGCGGCGATCCAGGTCGAACTTGAGGCGCGCAAAACGAAGTATCTCGCGGAGTTACAGGCGCAAGAGATTGGCTTCGACGATTATCAGCGGCGCGTCACAGCCGCCGAGGAAGAAGCCAATGCTGAGCGCGTTGCGGCAGCCACCGAAGCGCGCAAGAAGATGGCCGGTGAATTCGATTCGCTATTCAAAGGGATGGAGCACCCGACCAAATACCTCGAAGAGCAGGGCAATAAGGTACTGGGCGATATGGCAGCCAGGCTGGTGCAGCATGTCCAGCAAAAGCATCCTGGTACAGCGAGGCCGCAATCCATCGAGGAAGCGGGCACTGGTGCCGGCCTGTTGGGCGTTTTGTTCGGCGGCAAGAAAAAGGATGCGGCCGGCACGGCCGGCGCGCACGCTATGACGCAAGGCGCGTTCAGCGTGGCGCAGGCCACCATCCAAGTCGGCAGTGCGTACTTCAGCGGCGGCGGATCGGCGCTCGGCTCCGGATCAACGTCGGGCGGCGCATGGCCCGCATCGAGTGGAGGGGCGGGCGCTTTCAGCGCTGGCGGTGGCACAGGCATGATGGCCAGCGGCACGACGGGCGTGTCCGGAGGCTTCAGCGGCGGAGCAACAGCCGAGCCGGGACATGGATCGAGCTTCAGCACAGGATCCACAGGCGCTGTGTCTTCGCGCGGAGGATCCGCGAGCGCCTTGATGGGCTTTGGCCAGCAGGCCATGGGCTTCGGCAAACAGATGGCCGGGTACTTCGGCAAGAAGCCTGGTGGCGCGGCCGGCGCGGGATCTGGGCCGTCGAGCGATGCAGAGGGAAGTAACTGGGGGGACACCACAACATCAAGCGCGCCATGGGGAATGAGTGGCGCGGCCGGCGCGGGATCCACGTCGGGCGGCGATCTCGATACCACAAGCTTTCCGATGCAAGGCATCTTCGGCAAGGACGGTACATTCAGCGCGGCGAAGTCTGGAGGCGTTGGCGCCAACGTTGCCGCGGGCGGCGCGGATGGCATGATCGGCGCTGGGCAGGCTGGCATTGGCTTGTTCTCGCAGTCTCAGGGCCACGGCGGCGGCGGAATGCTGGGCGGAGCGGAAAAGGGCGCGCAGATTGGCATGGAGTTCGGAGGCCCGGTAGGCGCTGCCATCGGTGCTGCCATTGGGGTTGGCCTCGCGATCAAGGGCGAGAAAGAGCAGGCGCGCGTTTACGACCTGAAGGAAATTCGACCGCGCATCACCAGCGACCAGGACGCATACGGCCAGGGCAGCATGAGCTATATGGACGCCTACAGCGACGTGCAGCAGATGATTGGCCCAAGCTGGGCCGCGACCAAGAAGATGGGCGTGGAAGCCGAGCACTACTGGAACGACACCATCAAGACGGAGCTGATGCAGGCCATGGCCAAATTCAGCAGCGAAGAGAAGGCCGGGCGCAGCCTATATACAGCGTCGGGCGCTTCCTACGCATCCGGCACGCCTTACGTTGAGCAGACGGGACTGAACATCAATCACGCCGGCGAGCGCATCTTCAGCGGGGTTGACAACGCGGCGATGGTGCGAGCTGTGACGCAAGGCAACAGTGGCTCAGCGCCGGCGGAGCGGCCCTCCATGGGCGACGTGCATCTGCACGTTCACGCGATCGACGCCAAGGGTGTGGCCGACTTTATGGACAAAAACAAGCACATTATTCGCGGCGCGCTGAACAACAGCTACGCGGAGAACTCAGGGGGCGGCCTGTAATGCCTGCATCCGACATCCTGAACCCGACGACGAATTGGACCGAAGACATTGAGGATTCGATGACTCCGGACTACGACTTCAGCCGCAAGCGGCCGAACACGAAGCTCAACAAGAAAGCCGTGGGCGGCACACCCTGGACGCGCGAAACGCAGAACACCGGGCACACCTTCAGCCTGAGCTGGATGACGCGCACCTATGCCTGCGTGCAGCGGTTGAAGTGGTACGGCGAGCAGTACGAGGACGGCTTCTTCACCATCGTGGACTGGGACGGCGGAGGCCGCCAATATGTGGGCCGCTTCACATCGGAAGTGACCCCTGTGGAGCTGGGCAACGGCATGTGGACCGTGCAGAATGTCACCTTCGAAGAGCTTCCGGAGCAGAACATGGCCGAGTATCCAGGCGACTGGACGCACGATGCGATTGTGTTCCTGGTGAATAACGACCAGGGCGATCAGAAGCTGGCGACGAACAGCCCAACGAACCTGTGGGCGCAGGCCGCGCGCACGGCTTCGATAGGCACATTCCTTTCGGGCATCACGCCGAGCTACGGCTTGGCGCAGTTACAGACAGCCAACGCGGCAGCCACGCTGAATTACGTGACCATGGACAATATCGGCACGGCCGCCGGCGACTGGGCCTGTTATGAGTACCGCGGCTACGGGTTCCGGCTCTTTATGTGCCAGGGACCAGAGTTCGGCAAATGCGACGTGTATATCGACGGCGTGCTGCTGGAGACGCTGAATCTTTATGCCGCTGAGGATCTTGGGCCGCAGATCGTGCTTACGCAGCAGTCGATGCCGCTCGATATCCATCGCGTGCAAGTGACTGTAGACAACACGAAAGACGAAGCGGCCACTGGATACAAGGTGAGCTGGTACGCGCTGGAGGTGATGAGATGATCCCTTATCCTCCAAGTCTGAAGGCCGTTGGCGGCGCGCGCACGGGCATTGCGCCTGTGAATCTGCTCGACGTGCAAGATGTCAACGGCAAC